CGTTGTCTTGCAAGTACTCAAATTCCAGCGCACGGAATGCGCATAACCCATGAACATTCATGTATATGGGGGAATAGGGTAACTCACCAAGGTTAAGAAGTAGGCGTGGATCCGGATCAAGGATCCCAGCGGTTGAAGGGTAATAACTTGGTACAATTTTGATCGTACCTAGGCCCTTCAGTAAATCAGCTAAATAACGGAATACGTGGAGACGATACACCCAGTCTCGCTCTCCGAAATATGAAATATACTTCGTAGAAAGAGCGTTCCAGATGTTGTACAACCACGCTTCGTATTCATTTAGAGACTTACTATTTGGTCGTTCAAGGAAGAACGGACGTACATCCCGGGCGTCGAAGTAATCGCCGCCACAAGACTCTCTAAAAGGAAAATCACCATGAAAAGACTTCTCGGAGTTGATCATAAAACCAAATCGGGACAAAGCTGCTGTTACACAACCGTAGCTCCAATCTGGGATAATTATGTCGTCTCCAAAAACAGAAACCTCTTTTAATGACCTTTCGCTAACGAATGAGCTATTCCTAGGTTTTACCCTTGGACGGCACACATCGATAGCGGCAACAGCAATAGAGTAGAATATCAACGTTTCCAATGGAAAAGTTGAAGCATCTCCCATGGTACTTACCATGGGCAGTGTTATCCATGCACTGTCTTTATTGCGTTGTCCTTTGTATGTTACCTGCATTTCCTTGCAACGGACTAGATCTAAAGCACCGGAAAAATCGCCGGGTAACTGAGAGAGCCAAAATAAAATGACACAGTCAGAAGCGCTTTTACAGTCAACAGTAGCCTTTTTAAGAGTTACTGAGGCTTCAAGAGCCAGTTGCTGGTGTTGTTGAGGTAATTTATCGAGACTAAGGGCCAACCGTTGGCATGCTTCTACCAGTAAGTCCATAAGGCCTTGCTGAAAAAACATGTTGAGTGTTGGCATGATAGAAATAATCCTTACTTTCTTATCGTCCTTAGGTACAGATGACAAACGTGACCCTCGTACGCATTTGAACATCTTGACGGGCTTCCCATTACGCTTACAGCGATCAATATACTTCCGATTAAGGTCGTACAAAATCGCTTTCAGTTGTGGGTCCCAATCAAGATAGCGTACAAACAGTTTTATGGCATCGGCGGTACCCGTTATGGGGAATGTGAATTTAGCTTCCCAGCTAGTATCCACATACTTGACACCAATGGTGGTGCCAGTACCGTTACGACAAGCTTCGAACCAGGACTCTTCAAATGAGTTGAGTCCTAACCCGATAGCGCCGTGTAAAACTGTTTTGGCTCGTTCGATCAGCAGTTCAAAAGTTGCTCCATCAAACGAAGTACCAGATTGCACACCCTGTCCAAGACAGGCTTGAGGTCTTCGTGGGTCGAACCCGCGAAGACGTGTACAATTAGCAAGAAAGTCATCAACACACGCGTTATGTAACTCGTGATCGTTAGCTTTCTGCGATCGGTATTTCTTGGTAAAGGCATTTAAAGCTGCTCCTATATAATCGAATGAGTGACCACCCTTATGCAACTGTTTTAAGGGAGCGGTCGAAAGGTCATAACTAAAATTCTGACAAAGTCTTTCGGTAACCTCATCAGGATCAAAGAGCTGATGCATCTCTGTTTTCATAACACAAACTCCTTAATTAGGAAACTTGTTGGCCAGTCTTAACCAGTGTACTTAATGACCCTGAGGTCACTAAACCTGATATAAACTGTTCCACAAGGGCAGCCGCCTCTGCCTGGGTCGTTTCAATATTGAACGAACCAGAGAACTGCAGAGAATCGTAGTCCAGTGTTCCGTCAGCCAAGATATTTGGTCTCGACATAGTAATAACTGTTCTACGATGATTATAGCCACCGGGATTACCCGAGTTTTTGGTAGCTTCCTGTTGAACAACGGAAAGCTTATCTCGAGCAAGGGCCTCAGCGGTAAAATCGGCTAGTTTAACTGTTTTGACATCGCTGGCGTAAGCCGTAAATGTCTTATCAGTTCCGCCTGTGTTTGAAGACGTTGCACCATTTTTCAATATAAGAGTCATAATAAATTCTCTTTTGGGTTTTGCATGGCTTGGTTTGCCATTATTGAGAAACCTACACTCTCATAAATTTAGAGAGGGTAGGGCTTGCGAAAATAGTATACAGATCAGCGAAAGTCTCCCAACTAGGGATTTCTAGCTGAGGATCAATAACACTGAAACTAACTGCACCACTATCTCTATTCTTAAACTTCAAAGTTTCGTACACACTACAAGGTGAAAAGCTGACGGAATAACCATCTCTGGTTAAACCAACAACTTCTGCCTTAGCAGTGGCTTCGAAAGACA